GTCAGCGCGGTTGAATCCTGCAACAGCTCGTCGGTGGTGTACATCACCGACATGAGCTTTTTCAGGTCGAACTCGACGGTGCGGAACTTCGGCTTCGACGGGGTGACCGCCGTGCCTTCGCCGACCCAATTCGACGCCACGCCGCCCCAACGGGACCCGGTCGCCCGGCTCGACTCGTCCACGCCCGGAATTTTGATGCCGTTCGCGTTGGCGCTGATCGGCAGCTTGTTCACCCGGCTGAGGATCTCCCCCATATCGTGGGCCAACATAAATATTGCGGCAGCGAAATCGACCTGCACCAGGAAGCCGCCGCCGGTCGGATCGACCTCGCCGGCCCCGGTCGGCGCCCGCACCAGGCGCCGGTCCGTGTCGGACCCCTTGCTCATGTAGTGCTTGAAAACGCCCTGGAGCTGCTCGCCGAAGCCGCGGAACTGCGCGCCGGCGTTCGGGGTGAAATCCAGGCCCTTCCGCGCCAGGCTCAGATAATCATCGAAGCCGCGCAGCCTCCCGGCGCGCGGGTCCATCCCGCGGATCTGCGACAGGGTGCGCTGGGAGGGATTGATCTCCAGCACGTTGTCGGTGCCCGGGACGCCGCCGACCGGGCGGGCCAGCTTGGCAGCGAACTTCTCGGCGCGCTCGAGCTCGCCGATATGTTGCTCCAACTGCCCGACCTCCAGCTCCTTGGCCGCGAAATCGGGCGTGCCGGCGAGGGCCGGCAGCGCATCAACCGCTGCGCCCAGGGCGCGGCGGAGCGACAGCAGTGTGCTCATTGTGTAATTGTTTCCATTGAAAACGGGGCGTCCCGGCGCGCGCCCCGGACTCGTTCCGGGGTCAGGCCGTGGGGTGTTTGGCGCGCAGCGCAGCGGCGCGTCGGAGCTGCGCCGCCTTGTCGGCCGGCGGCGGCGCGTCGGGGTCGGTAGGCGGTGCCGCGTCGGGGTCGGTATCGGGAGCGGTGTCCAGCGCATCCACCACGCCATCCAACAGACTCAGCGCCTTGGTGTGCTGGTTTGCCGCCTCGGCCATGAAAGCCTTCGACGTGCGCAGGCATTTGTGCGCAACGCGGATCGCGTCCTCGTGCGCCAGCGGCAGATCGTCGTTGCCCGGATATTCGGCGGTACCGGCCTTGCCGTGCCCGATCAGCCGGCGCAGCGCGGCGGCGAATCGTTTGTCGTCGTCAACCGCGTTGGGGTCGACGCCGGCGTGGATCGCGCACTCCGAGGGATCGGTCATGCCGCACTCGTCTTCGGACTTGCGGCCGCAGGAGGCGACCAGTGCGCCGCCGGTGGTCGGATCAACTTCGCTCGCGCCGCCGCTGCGGGCGCCCGGAGGCGACCCCGAGCGAGGCGTGCGGGTGGCTGTCATCGGCGGTTCCTTTGCTGCAATGCGTAAGCGTTCCAATTCCTTGCGCGGCAGGATCACCTTGCCGCCGCCATCGAGCGTGCGCTCGGCCCACTCCATCACTGGGCGGGTGTCGATGCCTTTGCGCCGGGCCTCGGCCAGAGCGTTCGGATTTGCCGGTACCGGGCAGACGCTGATCTCCAGCAGGCTCTGCTCCAGGAAATCGATTCCCCACGGGCGGGCGGGGTCGTCCTGCACGAACAGGTGCTTGGTCGGCAGAAAGCCGACACTCACCGCGCGGAGGAACTTGCCGAGCAACAGCCGGTAGATCGTGTCGGCGAAAGCGTAGGTTTCCAGCGGGGCGAACGCGATATCGCCCAGCAGCCGGTTGCCCTCGACGCCGACGTTGCTTGCGCTGCCGATCGGCGGCGCCGAGCTGTCGTGTGCCCACAGCGCGACCGGATTCCGCAGGAAATTCGCGAGGTCCCAGCCGGCGGCGGCGATCGTGTCGCCCATCAGGTCAACGGCGTCGTCGGAGAAGCAAAACCGCAGCGTCCGCTCCTGGGAGGTCAGCTCCGGAGGCTCGGTGCCGACCCGATAGACACCGCCCGACGGGACGCGCTTCTCCCGCAGCTCCTTCCGGAACTGGTCGACGCTGATCAGATTCGTCATGCGAGAGCGGGCTCCGGTCTATATTAGTCCGCAAATTGCGGAAATAACTGTTGACAGTCCGGGCAGAATTCCGCATAATGCGGACATGGCCGAGGGAATTGACCCCGGCAGATCGAGGAGATGCCCGATGAACGAGATCACCACCATCCGCCACGAAATCGACGCTACCGCATCGATCTATCGTGGTACGCACCACTGCGGAATGGTTTTTTGCCCGACACCGGGTGGCCGCACCGACTATCTCGCCAGCCCCTGGACAGACGCCATCGCACAGCGCGCTTTCGCTACCGAGGGCGACGCCATTGACTACCTGGGGCGGGAGGCCTGATCGATGAGCGACATCCCGATTCCCCAGCTCGACCTCCGCGAGCAAATCGCTCGGATCGACCGGGCGCAGGAAGAAACGCGCAAGTTTGTATCGGAGCAGCGCAAGCTCGATGCCGAGGCGCTGAAATTGGGCCGCGACCGGGCGTTTTTGCCCTGGACCGTCGCGGCCACGTTGCTCGGTGCCGGCGCGGCACTGTTCGCCGCCGGCGCCGGATTTATCAAGCTGATCGGTGGATGAGCCCCACCGAACGCCGCGAGTCACTTCAGGCGATCGGCTGGACCCAACGTGGCCTAGCCGATCGGCTAGGCTGGGACGAGGGCACCGTGCGCCGCTGGATGCGTGTTGGCGGGGAAGCCCCCGCCGACGTGGATCAGTGGCTGGCCGGGCTCGCCGAATTTCACCGCCAACACCCGCCGCCGGCGCGGCTCCGGTCGGTCGCGGCCTGACCTCAGACAACCAGCAGCCCGCGGCCGTCGCCATAGAGGCCGTTTTGTTCCGCCTGCGACCGCCCGACCGCCATAATCACGGCCACGATCGGGTCGATGCGCTCGATGGATCGTTCCTTGTCCGGCTTGACGTTGCCCGCCGGATCGGTGCGCACCGAGACGTTCGAGGCGCACCAGTCGGCCACCGGATCGCCGCCGTGCTGCAACTCGCCCGCCAGCAGCTTGCGCATGAACTCGGCCGCGGCCGGCCCCATGCTGAGGAAGCCCTGGCCAAACTCGACCAGCGTCATGCCTTCGTCCGCCAGGTTGCGGATGATCTCGCCGGCGAACGTGCGGTCGAACGCCAGCTCCACGATGTCGTAGACCGCGGCGAGGTCGAGGATCGCCTTCTCGACAAACTTGAAATCGGTGGTGTTGCCCTCGGTCGCGATCAGGTGCCCCTGGTCGCGCCACACCTCATAGGGGGCGCGATCGCGCTTCGACCGCATCTCGATGTCATCCCCCGGACACCAATGGCGCCAGAGCACTTTCCAGCGTTCGCCGGGCTCGGCCGGGGGGAAGAGCAGCGCCAGGGACGACAGGTCGTTGATCCGCGCCAGGTCGAGCGCGGCGAAGCATCTGCGCCCGCGCAGCGCCTCGGGATCGATCGCGTCGGCGCCGCGCGTCCACACGTCCAGCGGGATCCAGCGCACTAACTGCTGGGTCCACTCATTCAGCCGCAGGCGCCGGATAGCGTTCTGTCGGGCCGGCATCTGCTGGGCGAGCGCAACCTCTGCGCGGAGGTCCTCGATCTTGAGGACGGCCCCGAGCGAGGGGTTGGCCTTCCGCCAGGCCAGCTCATCCTGCCAATCGTCGCCGACGTCGGCCGTGGCGATATAGGCGAACCACCGATCGGCGATGATGGCCGGGATGACGCCTTCGAGAACCTTGGTCGAAAAATCCCAGTGCTGGTAACAGATCGACAGGCGGTTCACGCCGGCCGTCGTCGTCTCCCACATCAGCGGCTGCTCGCGCGCGCCCATGCCGGTGTCGAGCTTCTCGATCACCTCGCCGTTGGGGTGTTCGTGCAGCTCGTCGACCAGGGCGATGAACACGTTAAGGCCGTCCATCTTCGAGGTGTCGGCCGACAGTGGCCGGAACCACGAAGCCGTCGAAACCACCCCGAGATTGTTGGTGGTCTTCTGGATCCGCCGGCGCAACGCGGGCGATCCTGCCCGCATGCGCTCCGCTTCGGTGTAGACGATCCGCGCCTGGTCGCGCGTCGTCGCCGCCGAATAGATCTCCGCGCCGGGCTCGTTTTCGTCAATCAGACCTTTGAGGCCGATGCCGGCTTCGAGCGTCGATTTGCCGTTCTTGCGCCCGGTGCTGACGAACGCCGTCCGGAATCGCCTGATGTTGCCCAGCTTCCAGCCGAACACCGACCCGACGCAGAACTCTTCCCAATCGAGCAGCACGATTGGCTGCTTGGCCCACTTGCCTTTGCTGTGCCGCAGCACGGCGGGAAAGAAGTCGATCGCGCGCTGCGCGGTCGACGGATCCCAGCGCAGGCCCCGCGCCGGCCCATCAACCAGGTCGCGCAGGTGGCGCTCGCAGGCGAGTTGAACCAGCCGGCCGGTGACCAGCTCGTTGCCGACAACCGCCCTCGCGTACGCCTCGACGGGGTCCTGCGGTTTCGCCGGTCGCTTACGCCCTGCCACGCAAGAAGTCTTCGGCCGGGTCGAACTCCCCCGGCGCCGCACCCGCCTTGATCCTCGACCGGGCAGAACCAGACAGGCCGATCTGCTCGGACATCTGGCGCACCTGGTCGAGCGCCTTGTTCGACGCCGTGAGATAAGGCGAGTACATCGGAAAGCCGTTGGCGGCCTTCACGATCAGGCCCGTCGTTCTGAGCGCCGTTTCGCACTCGATCCACCGCGCCCAGGCTTGGCAGTAGCCGGTGATGATGGCTCGATCGAGCTTGGCGATCAGGCCCACCTCCGCCAGCAGCGGCGTGACCCGATGCCACTCGGCCAGCGCCTCCCCCTCCAGCAGCGCCGGCGGATCAGGGACGACGATCGTCGGTTTCGCCTCGTGCTCGTTGAGCGGGCGCCTTCCCGGGTTGCCGGCGATGACCTTGAGGATGGTCGCGGTCGGCTTAGCTCCCCGCATCGCTGCCCTCACCCGCCGCGGCGCGCGCGGCTTCCTCGGCCTGCAACGCCAGGCCGGCCTTCTCCGCCATCAGCCGCAGTGCGACCGCGGTGTTGTGAACGCCGCTGGCGCTTTTCACGGCGAGCAGCATGTCAAAGAACTGGCCGAAGTCGGCGTAGATGCCGACCATGCGCTCTGCGGCCGCTTTCGACTTGCCGATGCTTTCGAGCCAGGCGAGGAAAACCTCCCGGTCGCCTGGCAGGAACGAAATGTGCAGCTCCTGGTAAAATGGCGCATGGACCTGCAACGCGGTCAGGTCGAGGTCCTCGATCTTGAATGCGTCGTCGCTCAGGCCCGAGTACAATTTCCACTCGAAGGGCAATTCGTCATAGAGCGCCTTGAGGATGTTCGGATCATCCTCGCCGACCAGGGCGTTGTGACTGAGCTGCAGGGCGACGAACTGCTCTCGGGTCAGCGGCGACGTGATCTCGATCAGATCGTGCTCGATGATCCCGGCCTTGATCCCGGCCGCCACCCGGTTGTTCCCGGAGACCACCGTCAGCGCGCCGTCCACCGTGGCGACCAGTGGGAAGCTGGTCAGGCAACCGTCACGCGTGATGTTCTTGACCAGCAGGGCGAACTGCTCGCCCTTCATATACCGGGCATTTTTCTCAAGCAGCTTGAGCGAGGCGAGGGGGGCTCTTATGACGCGCGTTTGCAACGAACCGTTGGAACCAATCGGCGTAGATACCGGCGGGGGTTTGGTCTCGGACTTTGCTGCCATAAAAGAGTCTTCCAGGATCGCGCTTGATAAGCTCGAAAATGCCGCGGTATTTCATCGAAACCGGCTTGGTCGTATAGGCCGTCGTGTAGACTGAATCGATCCGGGCAACGAGCGCGACCTCGACCTCTGCCATCACCGTCATCGAGGTCGCCAGCATGATAATCAGCTTCGACACCCGACTCAGCGGCGACAACGAGAAGTCGCAGAGCATGTAGATGCCGCCGCGACCGAATTTGTTGCGGACGAAGATGAAGCCGCCGGCCAGGTTGCCGTCCAGCATCACTAGGAAGTTCGCCATGTCCGTCGTGTGCTGGATTTCCTTTTTGAGATAGACGTCCTTGAGGAAATTCATCTGCGCGCCGCTCGCGCGCACGATCTGGACACAGGTTCGCGGCGTCAGCGCCGCCGCATCGACCTTCGTATAACCGAATGCCTGCGCCTTGCGGGGCAGCCGCCGGACCGAGGACGCGGCTTGGTCGCTATAGGTGAAAACCGGCTTGATGCCGCCGAAATATGCCGTCGAGGGCTTGTGGCGGGCCAGCTCGTGCTCCACCAGAACGCAGTAGCGCACGCGCATCTGCCTCAGTTCGTCAATCCAGTCCTCGATCCCGGCCGGGTCCCACAGCCGGTAGGCCGGCTCGGTCCATTCGACGTTCTGCTGGACGAACCGGTAGAGCCTCTCATAGTCGCCCTTGTAGGTTGGCGGGAACGCCGCGATCCCGCCGCCGGCCTCCAGGGCGCGCACCGCCTGGTCGCGGAAGTCGCCGGCATGGAAGCTGGCGATGGTCAGGGCGCCCACCACCTTCTCGGTGTGGGCGATCGCCGCCGCGAGGAAGTCCGGGAACCGCTCCTGGTAGTGCGCGAAATGCGCCACGGCGAAGCCGTTACGGCCGCGATACTTCGCCATCTCCTGCGCGATCTGGACCGCGGCGACCCGGGCCACGAAGGGCTGGCCCGCCACCGCTTCCTCAATGAAGGCGAGGCGCCCGGTAAATTTCAGCGGAAACGGGGTGCCGGCCGCCAGCGCGCCGATCGAGCAGGATAGCAGCGAGACATCGTTGGAATGGACGCGGACGGTCGGGTGGACGTCATGAACAGATCGGTCAAACCGAAATGAGCCCGAGCAGCCCACGAACACGTCCCCCCACTCCGCGAAGGGGACGACGCGGGTAACCTGTTGGAGCGCCGCCCGCGGCACGGCTCCGAAAAACATCGCTCAGGAACCGTCCGGGACGCCACCGGCGGGCGGGCATAGCGGGCTGCCCCAGA